GACCGCTTTATTAGAAATTGCAGCTGTTTTAATGTCAGTAGTCTTAGCTAATAAAACCGGGGTAATTTGTAGAACTCCATTAACAGAGTTAACAGCCTCTAGTACATCACTTAATCTAATTACGTCTTTAAAAACAACGTTATCAAAGTCTAATAAGGTAGTTAACGCAGTTGTAACCTGTGCTTTAACTAAAGATGTTTTATACTCTTGGCCTACAGTAATATCTACAATTATGTCTACATCTGCGTATGCTGGAGGTAAAATAGTAACTGTAGTATTTGGTGGAGCTTTATCGACATAGTATTCTAATAAGTTATTTGCAATTGTGTTAAAAATAGTAGTAGGAAACCCAGCGCCATCAATTCCTCGGTCACCAAATAAAGCAATATAAACAGTAACGCTAGAAAACACATCTGCCGTAGCAATAGCTTTTGCAATACCAGTAACTTGAAGCGCTAAGCTTGCGTAATCTAATAAAGAAACTGCTCTATTTAAAGACTTTAAGCTAGCAGGGGCATTAAGCCGTATAGAGTCAGTAGACTCTTCATCGGAACCTCCAACAGCAGCTGTTTGGTTATTTACACTTAATCCGGAAACAGAGTTAGTTGCTATGTAATTTAAAGATGCCGCTGGTACATTTCCTTCGTCACCTCCACCAACTCTATACGATGCATAGATTTCTGCGGATGATGGTGGAATTCGTCCGCTTACGTTATCGCCAAATGTAATGGAAGTTACGCCATCTGCATCGGTAGCCACAATAAATACAGGGTCACTTCCCGCATAGTCAATTAAATAAGAAACTTGATTAAACGGAATGCCATTAACCGTAACGCTAACGCTGCTTTCAATTACAGGTGAGTCTTCTAAAGTAAACTCTTGAAAAGCTAATCCAGTTGAGGTCCCTACTAATTCATCAAAAACGCTTTCTCCCTGCGTTGCCAACACTGTATTGCTGCCGTTAGTGGTTCCAACTTTTGCGGGAACTATAATTTCTGAGTTAGTTTCAAATATAATTTGGGCAGTTTCTCCGTTTAAAGTAGAAGAGGTAGCTACTTGTGTTAAAGCCGGAACGGTAATTGTTGCGTTTGTTGAGTTTTGAAAGGTTAAAGTCACCGCTGCAGCAGTTCTTTGTGTTGGGATATACCCAAGTAGAGCAGCTATTTGTAATACGCTATTTCTTTGGCTAGCTGTTGTAATAAAAGATTCATTAGTCGATCTATCAATATTATAGTTTAGTAAGTCTCCAACGTAAGCAAACAGCTCTAATAAAACAATTCCAAAGTCTGCAGGGTTACGGGAAGTCCACTCGGGGGCGTATAGTGGAATTAACTCAAGAAGGTCTTCTCTAATAGAGGTGTAGTCTCTAGAGGTGTAACTAACTTGAGGTACAAAGTTAATTTCTGCCATTAAATCCCTCCAAAATTACTTCCCCACTTCTAGTAAATAAACCATATTTTAAGCTAACTTCGTCTGAAAGGCCTGTTGGAGTAGTGTACTGCACTAATACTTCCATGACATCGTCTTCTTGTATTTCAACTGAAACGTTATCTAGAATTAAATCAGATAACCATTGACCAAACCCAGCCCTTACCTCAGAAACTACTAACGACTCTGCTGCAGATTCGGTCTCAAAAACGGCTTTTCTAGCAGCTGTACCAAACGAAGGGGACATGACTCTTTCATTCTTTAAAGTCATAATAACCCCAATAACCCTATCTTGGACAATCTTTTTATAATCATAGGTGTAGCCAATTTCTCCAAGTTCGTTAAATTTAAAAGGCAAAGCTATAACTTTTTGTGCCATTATTCAACACCTACCCATATTGGGTAACTTGGGTCTCCAGCTATAAACATGATCCACACAATCGTTCCGGGTTGGGGCTTGTAGTTACCCACTAAGTTAACGTTAGCAATTATACTTGGTATGTTTGGCCGTGTCGGCGCAGCCAAGGCACTATAAGCTTGCAAAGTAGAACCAGATGCACTAGCAGAAGTCATTATTTGTACATAATCATCTTTTTCTAAGTTTAGTAAGGCAGACCCTGATATAAAAGTTACTGGATCTGGTTCTGTAGAGCTGATAGTAATTCCATGCTGGTGTGGGCCTGGAGATTGAGAGTCAATTAAATACGTAGGGTCACCTTGCAGCATACTTCGAGAGTTACTTTTTGCAACATCAACTCCATTGACCCTAAACCAAATATCTACATAAGACGATACAAGAGTGCTTTTTTTAAATGAGGCTTTAAAACTTACATTGTATTGACCAGTTTCATTAACGTAAAGTCTAGAAGCGGGAGAGCCTAAAACCACTCCATCATTGCTTTCATCTGTTGAGTTAAAAGTTATAGCCAAAGCCGTAGTAGTTCCAACCGATTGAGTCACACTTGAGGAAAATATCCCGTATGGAAGTTTTAATTGTGAAATTGCCCCATTTGAGGCCCTAATCCATTCGGTAACGTTACTTCCAAATAATTGAGGTATCTTTACTTTAATGCGGCCTTTGTTATCCGGGTCTTGAGCGTCATCTACTAACGCCTCATATATTCCAAAGTATCGGCTATCTATGTTACTTATCATTTAAACAGCCTTTTAATAACAACCGCTGGTTTATACTTGGGTTTAATAGCCTCTTGTTTTAAATCTTTTACACTACTACTCCACGTTGGCGACTTAGAGCTTGATCTATTAATCTTTAGCGGTGTTTTCTTATTTTTTAACTTAAGCGCTCTACCAACTGTTTTTTTGTTGTAGAACCCTTTAATCTTTAATTTAGAAGCATCTTTTTTCTTAGTGTTTCTAACATTTGGTTTAATAACTCTTTTAGGAGATATAGAAGGCACTGTTGAGCCTTTTCCTAAAGAGTCAGTTCCTATATACATATCAGATGTGTAAACAAAAGTGTTTGCTTCAGCTCTTTCTATTTTATGTTCAACAGATAACACAATCCAAAAACCAGAATATTCTTTACCTACTTTATCCATATAAACGGGCATATCAGGTCTAAGAGAGGAATTTCCAATTACTTCAGCGTAGCCCCTATAACCAAATCTTTGACGCTCTTCTGCGGCGTTAGCTTCCCATGCCGCTTCTTCAGAGTTAGAAACAACTGTTGCAACAGCAAATCGATCAAACTGCTCTGGGGTTTGAATCTTTCTAGATGTTTTTTTACTTTTTTGCTTTGCATAGGCTAAATCTATTTGAGCAAATCGGTCAACTCCGTTAAAAGATATTGCAGATTTTACAGAGTCATCATCATCATCAAACTGTAAAGACTCCCCTATTAAAGGCCTAAATGAGTAAGCGTTATTACTATCGTGTCTTGCTATGTTACTTAATGAAAAAATAGGCGCTGATTCTAAGTTTTCAGAGTAATCTTGGGATAGCGGATAGAAGTATAATGAGGTGTTTTCTGCTCTTAAAGTGTAACCAACTTTTTTGGCTAACCACACCAATAACTGCCAATCGGTTCTACCGGCTTGTGCTATAAGAGGAAACACTCTTTCGTGTGGTTCTACAAAATAAGAAAATGAGTATTTACGAGCAATCTTTTTAAGAACTTGATCAGCCGTTACGTTTGTGTAGGTAGCTTGGGATCTATTTTTCATTAAATACGAAGCGCCAATAACATGTATTTCAAGGCTTCTCTCCCCCGCTGCATAAATAGGTTTAATGTGATGAACGTATCCAACAATTCTTTTTTTAGTATTGTTAGGTGTTTGTATTTCTATTTCAACAGGGGACATTGGCCTAACGTCATCAAAACTTACATTCCAGTCTTTATAATATAAACAAGCATAGTCGTGCTCATACCTTGTTTGTTTTAAGCTAAATTCATAAAGAAGACCTGGCTCAACTACGCTAAAAGGAAACTTAACTTTTAAAGACTTAATCATTTAATAAAATCTTTAATTTTAAACCTGGAATTAAGTTTAAAGTGTCTTGTACGGTTGGATTAAACTCAGGAATTAACCACCACAACATTGGGCTTTTATAAAACTTATTTGCTAACTGGTCTAGCCGATCCCCTTCAACAACAGTGTATTCAATGTATCCTGAAACTCCAAAACTACTAAATTCATAAAATACAACTGGAAGTGCGTCTCCGTCAGCTACTGTAGTTATAAAATCTACAACAGAGTCTTCATACCTTGACCCTCTAAAAATTGCCATTGATTGCTCCTAGTTATTTGTTGTTAAACCTGAGCCAGTAAAGACCCAAATGTTAAAAGATACTTCTGACCTTAAAGGAACCATATTAGTGTTAAAAGCTATATGTCGTACTGAGATAGACTGCAACCATCCTACATAAGATAACGGCCTAAGTTCGGTAGTGACTGGGCCAAATTCAACAGCTACCATTGCTGGGTATAGGTACCCAACATCGTAAGTTTTTCTACCTAAAGGGTTTGCAGGACTTTTAGACTCTACTAAAGTACCTGCGTTAATCATTCTAAAAATGTATTCAATATCGTGCATTGTTCCATACTCAAATAGGTTTTTTAATTTAGTTTCAAACAATTGCGTATCAGCGCCTTGGTTATATCCGCCTGTGTAGTATCCCTTTTGTGTAAAGTTTGCAGCAAGAGACTTAATATCTATAGGTACATTTTTTCCAGCCGCATTGTAGGCATTACCTGTAAACTGGTTGTACCCACAAGCAAAATCGTTGGTTCTATCAAGAACTAGGCTAAACACTACGTGCTCTTGGCTTGGGTATATACCAACAACTGATCTAAACCTGTCTCCAGCATCTGGGACAATTTCCATACTACTTTGTACTTCAACTGTAATAGATTCTGGGTTCCACAAAAATTGAAAACCAGCTGGTTTATAAAAAGCCGCTTGCGCAGACTCAGTAGCTCTATGTGTTGCTCTTGATCCTGGTTTAGTAGTAGACCTATTAATCAGCTCTCTTCTTGTTATTTGGGTAACCGATTTACCAGATTCGCCAACTGTATTTGGTGTTGCAGATTCACTTATTGAGCTGCCCTCTTCACTCATAAAATCACTAAATAGCCACATCCTACCTCTACGTTGTGCATGGGGAGCTGTAACATTCTTTTGAAAATCTAATACGTTTGGGTCTAACGGTAAACTCCATTTGTGTGGAGGTAAATTAAACTCTACATCTGTTGGAGTCTGCACGCCATCATACTTAGGGGCTCCTGGAGTTACTGGTTTATTATTTAATGCTTTTTGTGCCCTATCTAGGGCGGTAGCAACTCCACTAGTTGAGGGCCGTGTTACAGCATTAAATCCGCTTAGTACCTGCCCTCCAAAAGATATAACTCCGGCGTCTCTCCAACGTTTTTGTTCTTTTTTAAAAGCAGCAGCTTTAATAGCGCTTCTAGCTTTTCCTACATTTCCCGTTGCCATTAAATATCCTTTTTAATTAGTAGTTACTTTACTTTGAATGTTGGTGTCATCTAATGCTTTTTGCATTTCTTTAACTAAACGTCTGCCATCGTATGTACCCTTTGGTAATACTATTTCAACCTTTACACCGCCATAATTTATAATTGAGCCAACTTTATTTGCAATACCTGACAACCCACTAGCAAGGCTTGGAAACAGGCCTTTCATGCTATTTAAGAAACCACCGCTATCTTCGGCAGGTCCCATGTTAGAACCAGAACCAGACTTACTACCACTTCCACTGTGCAAACCAAGGTCTTTAGCGGTTGACCAAGCATTCCAACTAGTTCCTTTATTTGACATTTCATAGCCCACTCTTGCATTAATTATTGGATCATACAACGCATCATTACTTGAAAGTCCAAACTTCTTTCTACGATCTGGACCGAGGTTACCAATCATGTTAATTTGAAATAGTCCGTACGATAAGTCTCCAGTACCCGCGTCGGGATTTAATGCGCCAGGTCTTCTAGCAGACTCTTTACCAATTATCTTTGCAGCATTGCCCAAAGACTCTCCTTTAAATCCAGCATAAGATAATATTTCTCTTATTTTATCTGGAGATAACTGCCCCTCAGAGTTGTAATCTGACTTCGATACATCTGGGTGAGGGTGCGGATGGACAGCCCCTCCTGCATGCCTAGCTCCAGCAAGTCGTATCTTTTCGTTAGGCACTACATATCCAGAAGAGGTAGGAACAAATAGTTCTGGACCCATTTCTCCAACCATGTATGCATTAGACGCTCCAACAGCTCCACCTTCAGCTTTACCCGGTATAAGTCCAGCAATTACGCCTGGAATGTTAGCAAATCCTAATTGATTATTTAATTTAGCAAAAGATTCCGCAAGTATAGTGGCTGCTTCATTTGCTTTTGTTAATCCGTAAGTTTCGGCCCTAGCCACAGACTGCACTTTGCCCATTTCACCAGCAGCTCTATTAGACGCGCTTACCATGCCTTCTGTTGTAAAACCCATATCAACTAAGTTTTCTTTTGTTGTTAACTCAAAAGCTGATTTTCCACCAGACATGGCTTTAGCTATTAACATTTTAGCAACAGCGCTACGAGCTAACGGATCATCTCCAATAAGCTGGTTTAGCATGCTATCTATAGAGCGTCCGGGCATCAAAGATCTTTGTACATCTTCTTTAGTAATTGGGTCACTGCCCAGTTTTTGTGCGTTTAGCCTATTCCAAATCATATCTACAATTGCTCTTGGGTCTTTAGGCCTACCGGTTTTTGAATCCGTAGTGCTCATGCCAAGCATTCTCATTCTATTTTGTCTAGTTGGGTCTGTAAAAGCATTAAATAAAGATTGAGAGGTTGCTTCGTACCCCGCACCTGGAACTATATTTGACATAGCGCCTGCACCCTTTAAGAAAGGATCCGCACTTGCATCTCCCATAATGCCAAAGTTTTGACGATAAGATAGTTTTTGTATTCCAGCATAAACATCCATTGGATTATTAATTGTTGAGTTTTGTGCAATCTGCCTTACAAATTGACTTGCCGCGTTGTACTGGCCAGTAATTCCGGTACCTGGCATTGGTGCTCCAGTAAACTGTCCGCCTTGCCCTTGAGACCCTGGAGCAAATCTGCCAGCTAACTGAGTGTTTGCATAGTTAACAAAGTTAGCTTGTTGTACTGAAGGTAATTGTGAGGCAACTGCGCCAAATCCAAGACCAGCCATTCCAGAAAAAGAAGGCCTACCGCCCGCGCTTCCACCATTCGCAAATGGTGGATTAATTACATTCTGCGCTCCGTACGGTGGAGTGGGGCCGTTAAGTCCAGCTGAAAGGTTAGTGAAAGTGGGCCTAGCCATAACCGAGTTAGAGCCAGTGGTGCTAACTCCACCAGAGGAACCAGTGCCGCCGTTTTCTTGTAATCCAAGTTTAACTGCGTTAGCAATTAATCTACCTAGATCATTAATATTAGCCATGTCACCTCCTCTTATCTCTTAGCTCTGTCTAACCAATTTAATCTATCTCTTCTAGATAACCCACTGATGTCTGACAAGGTCCATCCTGTAAATACTCTAGATAAGACCTCGTACTGGTCCATTAAAATCTTGTATTGAGACTCGTTATACTCGAAACAAATCAGCCAGGTTTAACGGAAGTTTCATCTTTACTCCGCATGCCTGACAGACCTTGCTCACCTCCCCAAGGCGTGGGCCTGGAAGGTTTTCCATTATGCTATTTAATAAGATATCTCTATCTAATACTCCTAAGTTAAGAACCGTAGAAGCTCCGGCAGATGCTCTGTCGTCTACAGACAATAGGCAACCTGCAATAATAATTGTATTTAACTCTGGACTTGTTTTATCTAAGTTTTCAAGTATTTTGCGCTGTAACCCACCGGTTGGTAAAGTGACTACCGCTATTTTATCATTTTTTAAAGTAACATTCCAAGTCCTACCAATAGACTCATCAAAGTCTTTTATTGGAACATCATTTAACAAATGAATAGTAGTATCTTGGGCGGTTGCGCACTCTATACAGGTAACGTTTAACCTTATGTCTTCGCCGAAAGTTATTCTGCGAATTCCTAAAAGAATAGCGTCTCTATCTCCAGATACTAAAGAATCTAAATCTTCTTTTGTAGCCGGAACGCCTCCTAAAGAAACAAGGCCTCTTTGTAGGATGGTATTAAGGGCTTTTCCTGAAGAACCGGCTTTTGCAATTGCCTCTTCATCAGATCCGTTTAACTCTCGGACTTCAGCGTCTTTAATAACATCACCACGTGTGTTAATAAATCCTGTAATAAGACTTACTTCGTTTTTGGAAGGAGCCCGTGTGTTTATAACAACAGCGGGCTCTTCCATAGCTTTGCTTGCAAATTGTGATACTAGTTCTGCGTCGGTTATGATCTGAGGTTGTGACACTTTTTATACTCCTATAGGTTAGTTAGATTCGTGCGAAGCTTGAGTTTGTAAAGAATGCAGACATTCCCTCATGTACTAAGGTCATGTTTTCAAACAAAAGTTCACCAGCTCCGGCGTTTAAGTCAGAGTAGTTTAATGAGCTAATCCATGCATTGTGGATTTTAAACCCAATACGTGGTAGATCATCTACAGCATTTAATGCTGATACAGCATTGCCTGCGTTTGGATGGTCTAGTACGTATATATTAACATCTACTCGGAAGCTCTTTCCAGCACCAGTTGAAAGTCCGGTACCTGCAGAGGCTGCAAATAAACCACGTACCCAAGTCATTGCTTGGTCATTTCCATACATAACACCGCGTTGAAAACTAACTGGTGAAAATGTGGTCATGCCAGGGATCTGGTGTACTGTGGTGTTATACCCACCCTCACGATATGTTAGGGCTTGGATATTAGTTGACAAACCGGAAACTGAAGTAAACCCACCAAACCAACTAGTTGATTTACCAGTTGTTGGAGGTGTCTTTGTTGCCGATTTACTTGTGATTCTTTCGTCAAATACTCCGTCAGCAGTTGCGCTAAATTCTGCATAGAAGCGAAAACTTCTAAGCGGATCAGTAGCAATGGACGAGAATCTATTGATTATGCTATCAGTCATTATGTGTTATCTCCTTATGCTGTAATGACGGAAGTTCCGCCATCGTACTGACCAATTTTAATGATTATAAACTCAGCTGGGCGTTGCAGAGCAACTCCTATTTCTAAGTTTACTTGACCATTATCGATCAAACCTTGTGGGTTTGTGGTGGTATCGCATTTAACAAAGAATGCAGAAGTTGGAGTAGCTCCCGCTAACCCACCTTGCTGCCAAAAATCTGTTAAAAAAGACTCACAAGTGTTTACAATTTGACGCCAAAGTCTAGCGTCATTAGGCTCAAAGATTGCAAACTTTGTTAAGTCTGTTAAAGACTTGCTTAAATAGATTAATGTTCTACGAACAGGAATGTATTTATCTACATATCCAGCTTTTAACGTTTTAGCGCCCATAACTACAATGCCAGATCCTGGAACAAAACGAATAGCGTTTACAGGAGCTGCTGCAGCGTTTAAAGAGTCTAGTTCAGCTGAAGTTAATGAGGTGACGGACACCGCTCCCGCAATTCTAGCGCTTAAACCAGCAGGGGCTTTAAACACGCCTCTTGACGCATCTGTTGAGGCGTAAATTCCCATAACAGCTGCTCCAACAAAAGCATAAGAAATTGAAGTTGGTGTTATAGGGTTTTGAACTATTATATTAGGGTAATAAACTGCTGCGTAAGAGCTAGGGGTGTAGGCAGCTGATCTTGTTAATTGTTGCGCAACTGTATCTTCTAACCCATCAATAACTAAAAAAGCATCTTTTCTTGTTGCACAATAGTTTATAAATGTGTTAATAGGACTTGCGGTAACAACTCCTGGAGCATTAAATAGAAGTGAAGATTCTATAGTTTCAAAGTCTTCAAATCCATCTAAATAAGCAGCATCTGTTGGGGCTGACCCTGCAACTCCACCTGTTAATGCTTGATTTGTTATAACAGATGGATTTTTATTAGAACCTGCGGTATTTGAAGCCACAGCGGCAATACTAATAAAAATAGAGTTAGGGTTAACTATAGATGAGGCAAACCTTGGGTCTGGAGATACTAATGTTAAATCAGTAAACCTTTCAACTACGTTTACAGCAGCGTTTCCTCCGTAAAAAACAGTAATATCAAAGTATCCAGTAACAGTTGAGTCACTAATACTAATATTAATATTGTTACCCCAAGCACCTGAGTTTTTAGCAGATACTATAAGGGTGTTAACTGGGGTGTTAGCTCTGTCTAGCAAGGTTCTAGATGCAACGGCAGCTCCAGCACCTACAATACGGTTTACATAACACTGTGAACCGCCATTTTGAAAAAACAAGTTTATTGCCATTAATAAAGCAGTATTTCCTGAGTTTTCAATCCAAGTTCCATAAAGTCTAGTAGCCTGACTCCAAGAACTTATTAAAGTTGGGGTTGTTGGTCCCCTAACTGCTGAACCAATAAATGCAGCAACTGTAGAGGAGTTGGGCCCCACTACTGGTTGAATTGGGTTTAATGTCTCTTGGACAAATACACCCGGGCGTTGATATGTCATTTCTTCTCCTTAGATTGTTATTCCTGGTATATGGTTGTTGTAAGCGGAGTTAGGGTCGATGGTATATTTGTCGGATTTGTATTGAGGTTTACCTGGTCAACGCGATTACCAACTTCTTCAGCATACGCTGGCGGTATCTCGCTAATTATTAACAAGGTAAATACTGTTTTAAACAAGCGACGACCATCTTCAATGGTGTCCTTCTTTTTAATTTCTTCTAAAAACATATGGCGCCAACATCCCGCAGTTTCAAGTTCATTAGATACCCATATGTAGCCAAACTTTCCTGGGAAGTCCTGTAGAAACTGATGAGTAATTTCTCTTTCATGCCGAGGATGGCGAGAATATGCGGTAACTTGGTAAATTAGGTCTATTGCAACTGGGGTGTTATATCTAAACGCCTCACCTGTCAATACCTTTGTTCCACTTAAATTGTTATCGTAAAGTACTCCGTAAGTTTGTCTTTTCTCATCCTGCTGTATGCCAATTAAATCAATAGTCATAAATGGAAAAGTCTGTTTTCTTAATTCAACATCTGGATACCCAAACCACACAGGAACTATACGTGTAGCAGCTTTTTCATCAGACACTTCAAATCCTTGTAAATATTCTTTTAACGCCGTATCTTCGGCAACCATCATTTTTAAGGTCATAGGGACAACAGAGCTCCTAACGGGTTATTGTCAATTTCTTTGTGCAATATGTCCATAGATTTTTGCTCTAATTTGCGTTTAAAGTGCCGTATAACCGAAGAAGGAGGTTGTTCGTTATATCCGTATTCTATGTTTTCTATGTCATCGGCAAGAGCAGATGGGTAATGCACATCTATCTTATTTTTAGTTACCCGCACAGAAAGCACATCAACTATGTGGTCTGGCCAACCTTGGGTAGATGCCATGTTTTTAAGGTCTTCAGTAAGCTCGGTTTGAATGGCTTCAGAGACAGAAGTTAAAAAGTTATTTGCGTTTTCCACGTTTAAACACTTTCTTAACCCCGTAGAGAACAGCAACCGCTGATAAAACTTTTACACCCGTTGAACGTTTACCTTGCCTGGCCGCTTTAATCATTTCATCCATGAAATCATTAGAGGACGGTCCATCGACCCGATTTGAGGGCATAGCAGTTCTCCTTTTGGAGGGGCAAAGTAAAGCGCAAGGTTGTTCTATAAAGATCGCATGACCTTTACAACTATAGGATAAAGCAAAAAGCCCCCTTTCGGGGGCTTAATTGTTTAGATCTTTTACATCCCTTTTTTTCTATTCATTGATGCCCGCTTTTTATTTGCAGGAGCACCCTTCTTTGCAGCAAACTTCTTGTTCGCTGCTTGCAAGGTCTTCATCCCGTGCTTGTTCTTTGGTTGACCACAACCGCAAGTTGCGCACATTACTTCTTCTTTTTTCCACGTAAAGCAGCAAAGTCAGAGCCCTCTAACTTGCCGTCCTTGTCTGCATCTAACTTCTTTTGCTTAGATGACATACCTTTTGGAGCAGCTTTCTTAGCAGCCTTTTTCTTAGGGCCTTTACCAAATCCTGGTTGACCTTTTTTCTTACCACATCCACACATTGCGCACATTATTTTTTCTTCTTCCTGGCCGCAGCCATATTATCAACTAAGTTAGGATAAGGCCGTCCTGCAGCCTTGGCTTTAGATTTAGCAGATGATTTTTGTTTTTTGGATAGTTTACTTGATTTGCCTGGGGTAGGGTCTTTTTTATCCCAAACAGCCTTTTCTTTTTTCATTTAGATGTTCCTCGCTTGTAACGAATTGTTGTTTTAGGTTTTCGAACAATGCCGCCTTTTTTCTTACGAACTTTAGCGCCACCTGCTGAATACTTACTTCCAGTTAACGCAATACTAACAGCCTTAGTTGGCTGCTTTCCTACACTTTGTCCAATACGTTTAGCCATGTTACGTGCCTTCCTATGCTTGAGCGTAACTTAAGAACTGAGCATCGTTTACCATTTCTTCTGGCATCACCTGCTGCATATCTATAGTAACAATAGTATAACGCTCAGACACAATTCCTACGTTTTGAACTTTAAAAGGTCTGTAAACTTGGCCTTTCCAAACAACTCTATCTCGTGTTGATGAGGCTTCAATTGCTGCCACAATGCCTGGGTTTAATCGATCTAAGTCATCTGCGTTCATGGTCAAGTGCAAAGTATCAGGATTATAAAAACCACGATCACTTTGTAGTACCTGACCCTGTGTAATTGTGGCTCTAATTATAGGCACTTTGATTGGACCTCTCCAAAAACGGCCAACTCCCGC